CGGGCGACGCCGCTTCGCGCAACACACCCCGGGCGTCCCGGTCTCAGTTTTTCCACGAGGCCGGGGCGCCTTAATTTTCAGTGGAGGATTTATGGCTAATCGTCTTGGCTCGGCGCTACAGCGCCGCGTTGCTCCCTCAGCTTCTCTCACCCTCGAATTCACCGACCGTTCCGGCGCGAAAACTAAAAAGAAACTGGAGCTCGCATTCGACTTCAACGCCGGAGCCCACGTCGAAGAGCTAACCCGCCGCGACGGATTCGCCGGCTACAAGCTCACCGACATGAGGATCTGGACCCACATCACTGAGCCGATTTTGCTCCGTGCGATGTTCTGGGCCTCGTTGCTCGCTCATCAGCCCGAATACGCGACGCCCGAAGGCCTCGAGATCGTCGGCTCTTACATGGACGAATCGAACCAGGCTGCGGTCATCGAAGCGCTCGAGAACGCATACCTCCTCTACCTTCCGAAAGAAAAACGCGAATGGGTCGAGGAAATGCGCGCCGCGGAGCTCGCCGGAGAGCCGCCTCCACCGGACCCTACGGGGCCGAGCGAGCAGGCGGAGGCGGCGAGCTCCTCGGCAGCATCTTAGAAATGTGGTCGATCGCGAGGTACGATTTGTCGCTTTCGCTGGAAGAGTTCGGCACACTCTCTCTGGCGCAATTTGAAGCCCTCTTGGACCGTGCGATCGAATCCCAGCGGCGGCAGCAGATAAATGCGGGGATAGTCGCCGCGGCCGTTTTCAACGCGAATCCTTTTCGAGCGAAGAACTCACGCGGCGTTTCTCCGCTCGATTTCGTCGCAGAGGATCCGCGGAAGCGTCAAAGCGAGATGGACGTCGAGGCGCAAGGCCTCGCCTTCATCGCTGCCTGGTCTGGAATCGCGGGCAAGAATTTGAAGAAGGCGATCGTTCAGTAACGGAGTTGACAAGTGCGGGGTAGAGTCGTAGGCTTCGGGTTGAAAGCGGCAACCGGGAATGTGTTGAGCATCCCCGGCTGCCTCACGCACATAGGAGGCACTAACTCCCATGCACGCTTCGCTAAAACTACCTCACGACTCCGCACAAATCAATCCTCGCGGCAGTCGCAAATCCGCAAAACTCCAACTGAATCGAAACGCCGATGCGAGCGCTGCGCCCCCGCTCGTCAAACATTTACTCATTTCGGAGGCGGAGGCCTCGCGCCATCTCGGAATCAGCGCCGCAGGCCTCCGCTTCCTTTCCTCGATGGGCTTCGTCCCGATCGTGCGTCTCGGGCTCGTGAAGTTCGTCGAGAGCAGTCGCGTCGAGGTCCTCGCAGATTTAAAATGCAGCACGAGCTGACGGTCTACCTCATCACGAACGCCGCGAACGGAAAGCGGTATATCGGGCGAACGAGCCATCCGCTTTCCTTGCGGCTCTCACACCATGTCTCCGAAGCATTTGCGCGCGGCGCGAAGTGGCCCCTACAACGAGCCATGCGCAAACACGGCCGCAGGCACTTCACGATTGAACCGTTGTGCAAGGTTTCAACGCTGGGTGAGTCATACCTCGCCGAACGCTTCTACATCGCGCTTCTCGGAACGCGAGTCCCGGGCGGCTACAATCTCAACCCTGGCGGAGCAGGCCGAGGATTTGGCTACCGTCACGACCAAGAAACGCTTCGTAAGATCGGCGCCGGTAATCGCGGGAAGATCATGCCGCGTGAAGCGGTCGAACGAATCGCGGCGAAACTTCGGGGAAGACCCAGCCCCTTCAAGGGTTGTCACAGATCGGAAGAAGTCCGCGCCAAAATGCGAGCTGCCAAGCTCCGTGATCCGAAGATGATCGACCGAATGATGGCCCTCGCGGCCGCTCGCCGCGGAAAGCACCTTTCCCCAGAGCACAAAGCCAAGATCAGTGCGTTCATGCTCGGCAATAAATACGGTCTCGGCAGGCACCCATCTCAGGAGGCCAGAGACAAGATGAGCGCGTCGCGTCGCGGAAAGGTTTTTTCCCAGGAGCATCTGGAAAACATGTCGAAGGCGATACGCGGATCAAAAAATTGGAACTTCGGAAAGAAAACTCCAGCGAACGTTCGAGAAAAAATCAGACGGGCAATGACCGGAAAGCGCCTGTCGGCCGAAACCCGCGCTAAGGTCAGCGCGGGCCAGCGCGCCCGCTGGGCGCGACAAAAGTCGAAGTAAGAACAATTCCCAAAGTAAAAAACGGAGAACCAAGGTGTCGCAGAGCTTAGGCACGCTCTACGTAGATTTAAAGGCATCGACCGCCGATTTTGTCAGCGGAATGTCGAAGGCGTCGTACACGGCCAAACAGACGGGCCGTGAGATCGAATCGGCCTTTTCGCGCATCGGGTCAATCGCCGGCTCCGCGCTCTCTCCCATCGGAACGCTCGGTCCTGCGATCGGCGCCGCCCTCGCCTCGATGGGAAGCGCTGCAAACGCCGCCATCAAACAATTCAGCGGCCTGGGATCTGGCCTAGCCTCGATCGCCGGCCTCGGCGGCGCCGCGGCCGCGGGCTTTACAGCGATCGCGGCTGGCGCAATCGGCATCGCTCTCCACGCCGCAGAGTCGGCCGCTAAGCTGAACCAACTCTCACAAGCCACAGGTGTGTCCGTCGAGGCGCTCTCTGGGCTCGGATTCGTAGCCAAGCAGGTAGGTGTAGACCAACAGACACTCGCGCAGGGCTTGGATCGCATGAGCAAGTCCGCTTTCGCGGCTGCGACGGCGCCGGCGGGAGCGGTGAACGCTTATACGCGGCTCGGGATCGCGGTCCGCGATTCCTCGGGCCAGATCCGATCGACCGAAGCGATCTTCGCGGACCTCGCGGCAAAATTCGCTGCGATGCCCGACGGCATCACGAAGTCCGCGCTCGCGATGCAGATTTTCGGCCGCGGCGGCGCGGAGATAATCCCCGTGCTCAACCTCGGGCGCCAGGGCGTCCAGGATCTTCTCGACACGGCTCAAAAACTCGGCGTGGTGATGGACACCGCGACGGCCGCCGCGGCCGAGCGCTTCTCCCAGGGAATCGGCGTCCTCGAGGCCGGCGCGCAAGGCCTCGCGAACACGCTCATGCGCGATCTACTGCCGGCGCTCACCGCCGTCGAGGACCGCATGGTCTCGGCGTTCAAGGACAAAGATTCCGGGTTGGTGAAGTTCATCGGCGAGCTCGCGGATCTTGTCAAAGGGACGATCGGAGTCGCCGACACCTGGATCACCGCCGGTGAGACGATCAGCGACGTCCTCGCGGCGATCGACGAGTCGGCGGTAGAGAACGGCCGCGGCGTCCACGATTCGATCGCCAAAGCGCTCGTCTTCGATTTCTCCGGAGCGGAAAAGGCCGCGAGCGACAGCGCCGCGCGCGTCGCAGCGATCTGGTCGAAGTTCTCGGACACGAATCGAAAGCGATGGGCGGACGACACCAAGTTCCTGAAGGATCTGACCGCAAAGAGCTCGCCCTCCGCTCCGCCGCCCGGGCCAGGCGCGAAGGGCGCGGACACGACCCCTCTGACGGCGCGATCGAACGCGATCGCCGAGACGATCGCAAAGCTCATCGCGCAGGAGAACGCCGAGGGCCGGCTCGCGAACGCGATTTCTTCCGTCACCGCCAACACCATCCTCGCGACGGCCGCGGCCAACGCGCAGAAAGAAATCGACGACCTCGAAGTCCGCTCCGCTCGAGAAAAGATCACCGTCACGGAGAGCGAGAAGTCGACGATCCGCGACGTCATCGCGCTCACCGAGGCTTATAAAGCCGCTTACTCCGATAACAAGGCGGTCGAGGAGTCGATTCAGAAAACGACCCTCGAAACGAAATCGCTCGGCGAGCTCGCAAACGCCTACGGTGTGAGCGCCGAGGCCGTGAAGAATGCCGAGCTCGCGGCGAAGGTCGCGCCATTCCAGCAGCAAGCCGAAGCGATCGACGTCGTCATCGAGCATTTCAAAAAGCTCGGGATCTCGGCCGACCTGACGCACGAGCTCGACAAAACGATCTCGGATCTAAAAAAGACGGGCGCATCGGCCGAGGAGCTCAAGCCGCTCGAGGACGCGTTCAAAATCCTAAAGACCGGCGGCGCGTCGGCGGACGTGCTCGCTCCGCTCGAGAACGCCTACACCGAGCTCACAACCAAGATTGAGCGGATGACGGCGACCGAACGCACAGCCGAATCCGCGCGCGAGTCCGCCAGCTTCGCCCAGACGATCACCGACCTGCAGCAGGAGACGCAGCAGCAGGAACGATTGACGCTTGCGATCCTCGCCGGTGCCGAAGCCGCGAAGCAGCAGAAGATCGAAGGCCAGGTCGAGCAATACGAAAAACAAAACCCGCTGCTATCAAAAGCGCCTGGCGGGGAAGTCGACTCCTACCGGCAATCTCTCCAGCAGCTCGGCGAGCTCGAGCGCGTGAACGCGGCGGCCGAGGAAGTCGCGGCGTCGCAGTCGTTCGAGGAGATTGGAGAGAAAATCGCGGCGCTCGAGGAGCTCCGCGCCAAGGAAGTCGCCGCCGGCGAGGACCGCAAGAATATCGCCGCCACGGATGCGCTGATCCATTCGAAAGAGATCGACTGGATCATCGAGTACCAGAAGTACGTCTCGAAAAAGATCGACTGGATCATCGAGTACCAGAAGTACGTCGCCGACACGACCAATCAGGAGCTCCTCGGAAACGCCAAGCTCTTCGATTCGCAACAGCAGCTCCTCGAGCAGTGGGACGAGGCCGCGATGAAAGTCGGCGACCTCTCCGAAAAGTTCCAGGCCTTCCTCAACGAGATGTCGCAGGAGGGACAGAACCTCGGCGAAAATTTGTTCGGCAATCTGAAGTCCTACATCGGCGGCGTCGAAGATCAGCTCGCGAAGCTCGTCGTCACGGGCCGCGCTAACTTCCAGAAATTGATGGAGAGTTTCGAAGAGTCGCTCGTTAAGTCGACGATCCAGAAAGGCGTGAGCGCACTCTCGGGCGGCCTCGAGACGGCGATCTTCGGCGAGAAATTCCCTGGCGAGAAAGAGGGCAAGCTCGGCGCGAGTGCGGGAAACCCGATGTTCGTCCGGGAAGTGAACGCGCGCGCCGGCGGCGTGGCGGCCGCTCCGATCGGCGGATCAAATTCTTCTCTCTCGGGTATTGCGCCAGGCGCGCCGGCAACGCCTCCGTTTTTCTCCCCTTCGGAAGCGGCCGCGATCGGCGCGCCCGGGCTCGGGCCCTCTGGATCCTCGTTATCGGATCTCGCGGCGGCAGCCGACAAGCCCGATGGCTCAACGAGCACGAACGCCTTCTACGTAACCCCGGTCGATGAGGCGGGCGACGCCATAGGCGGAAAGCGAGCAGGGGGTGCCTCACCCGAATCGCCGAGTTCTTCCTTCTCGATTGCCGAGCCCGACTTTTCCGGCCTCTCGCCGGCGGAAACGCCGAGCTCCTCGTTTGCGATCGTTCCGCCGTGGGCACCGCCTGCAGTGGCCGGAGGATCCTCGATCGCAAGTCCTTCGACGACGTCGGCGACTTCTAACGACTTTTCCTCGCTCCTCGCGAGCTCGTCCGCGTCGACTTCGTTTCCGCTCGCGGTGACAAATTCGTCGACCGCGACGGAGACGGAGGCCTCGCCCTTCACTTCGACGACCGAGAACAGTTTTTACAATCTCCTGGCGAAGGGGCCCTCCGCGTCGCCGTTCGCTATTCCGTCCGCTGCGCCAACGGTCCTGCCGGCGACGAACTCCTCGTTCTCGTCACTCGCAACCGGGGCGGCGACGCCTCCTTTTTTATCGCCCTCGGCAGCATCGGTGATCTCGCCGGCGGCGGGGGCTTCCTCCAACTCGACGGCCGAAAGTAATTTCTACAATCTGCTCGCCTCGCAAAATTCTTCGTACTCGACGGGGCCCGAACGGCCGGGCCCGCTTCCCGCTATTGAATCCCGGAGCTCGTCGTTTTCGTTCACGGCGCCCGCGGCCGAGCCATCGTCACCCAGCTCGACGTCGAACAATTTATCGACGTTCTTCGCCGCTCCGAATTCATCTTTTTCATCGATCGCGGCTGCAACGCCGGCGGCAGGGCCATCCTCGAGCTCGGTGGCCGAGAGCAATTTTTACAATCAGCTCGCCTCGCAAAATTCTTCGTTCTCTTCGATTGAGCCCGGAGAGCCGGTCACGCCGCCGTTCTTCCCTCCGTCGGTCTCTTCCGACCTCGGGAGCTCTGAGTACACCTCGACGACCGGGCCAAACTTTTACGATCTTCTGGCGGGTTCACCATTGGAAGGCTCGCCGGAGTCGCCGGCGGGCGCGTATGGGTTGCCTCCACTACCCAGCGCGCCGCCGATCGACATCACTTCCGGACTCGCCGATCTCGAGCTTCCGGAGAGTTCAACTCCTCCCGCGTTTCCTGGATCCGTTTCGACGACGATAGAAAATTCTCCGCTCACGACGTCGACCCTCACGAATTTCTCAGATCTGCTCGCGAGCGAGGCGGCAATTCCGCCTGCGCTGCCAGGAACGGCCGCGGCGCCGAGCGGCGGGTTGCTCGGAAACATCTTCGGCAGTTTATTCGGATCGAAGTCCGGACGCGGCGGCGCAGGCGGGCCGACCGGAGCTCCATCGAGTCCGCTCTACACGGTTAACGTGTCGGGCCCGACGTCCGGATTCAGCGGAGTGCCTGGGGCGCCTTTAACGGAAGGAAGCGGGGGAGGCGGAAACCTGCTGACCGGCGCCGGCGGAGGCGCCTCCGGGCTCATCGGCGGTTTGTCCGTTTCGATTGAGAAGTTTTTCGCGAATCTTTTCGGAGTGCAAAATCCGAAGGGCCTGCCGACTTTGCCTGGCGCTGGATCTCTTTACAACGGTCCGGCCGTCCCCGGTTACGGCGGCGCACCTGGCGCGCCGAGCTCGCCGCTCGGCATCCTCGGCTCGCTGCTTCCTATTCCCGGCGCCACAACTGGAACAGGATCGCTCGGCACGGCCGCAAATCCGATGTACGTGATCGTCGTCTCCGGCGCCGCGGGACCGCTTTCGCCGTCGACGTCGTCGTTCGCAAATCTCGGCGCGCCTGGCTCTGAGCCCGTCGGCTCTTTTTACAGCGGTCCGGAAGTTCCAGGCTACGGCGGCGGTGATGAAGATCTCGGCGATACGAGCTCGAGCGCGCCGGCCGGAGGTCTCAGCGGAATCCTCGCGATGTTCAAGTCGCAAGGCTCTAGCAGCTCGACGGCGCTCGGCACGGCGGCCAATCCGATGTACGTCATCGACGCCGAAGGCGGATCGGGCAGCGGAGACCTCGGCGGCGGAGGATCTCTTGGCGGTTTGTTCGGGTCTGGCGGAGATGATTCCGGCTCCGCGTCGGCCGCGGACGATTCAGGCGGAGGCCTCGGCGATCTCTTCGGCGGATTCATGGCCTCGGGCGGCGACGTGATGCCGGGCCAGGCTTACATCGTAGGTGAGCGACGTCCCGAGCTCTTCATCCCTGGACAGAGCGGACACATTCACCCGACGACAGATCTGCCGGGCTCCGGCGGCGGCCACACAACCCAAGTCAGCGCGCACTTCCACGGCGTCACCGATATGGATTCTTTCCGCAAGTCGCAAGGCCAGATCTTGAGCGAGCTCCATCGCACGGTCTCGATCGCGAACGAACGGAATCGGAGGTAGGGGCGTGTCTTTCTTCGAAGTCGAGTTTCCGCGGAACATTTCCTACAAAGCGGTCGGAGGACCGGGATTTTCGACGATCGTCAACGCGGGCTTTTCGGGAGCGGAGCAGCGAAATCAGAATTGGCAATTCGCGCGCGCGAAGTACACGATCTCGCTGCAGACGCCGCCGACCGCACAGTTCACCGGAACGCCGCAGCAATTTATCGACCTGCTCCAGGCGTTCTTTCTCGCGGTCGCCGGCAAGGCGAACGGCTTCCGGCTCTACGACCACAAGGACAACACGTTCACGAACGA